CATGTACGTTCAGGCAGAATCGGTCGAGTTTGTCTTGGAAACTATTGAAGAATTGTTAGGGACAGGGAATAAATGGTTGTTCATATGGGATTCCCTGGCCCTAACACCTTCTATATCTGATGTCCAGGGTGATTTTAATCCCCAGTCATCAATGGCTGTAAAGCCTAGGATTTTGTCAAAGGGGATGGCCAAACTGACCATCCCTATTGCAGATGCGAATGCTACCCTCCTCGTTCTTAACCAGCTTAAGACCAATATGGCTGCAAGAACACCAGCAGAGCTGATGACAACTCCTTACTTTACACCAGGGGGCAAGGCAATGTCGTATGCCTATTCCCTTAGAGTTTGGCTAACTGCACGGAAGGCAAAAGCTAGTTTTATTGTAGACGAGAATGGATATCGCATCGGTTCTGAAGTCAAAGTAAAGCTTGAAAAGTCTCGTTTTGGGACAGCAGGACGAACATGCAACTTTAAGATCCTATGGGGAGACGAGAGTATCGGTGTTCAAGATGAGGAGAGTTGGTTCGATGCTATCCAAGTCTCTGAAAGACTTCTCCAATCAGGAGCTTGGTTCACGTTGGTTCAGAACGATGGTTCTGAGGTTAAGTTCCAGCGCAAGAATTGGGTAGAGAAACTGAAGGATGAAAAATTTAGAGAAAGTGTCTTGACAATCATTGACGAAGATGTTATTATGAAGTTCAAGAATAGAGAAGGCAAAGCTGACGACTTCTACGACACGGATGATCCTGTCGATAGTGCTGATAGCTAAACACAAAGCCCGCCTCTTCAGGCGGGCTTTTTTCATGGAGAATATGATGAAGAGAGTAATGATTGTAGATGCGTTCAACCAGTTTATCCGCGGATATATTGTGGACCCCAGTAAGAACCCTAACGGGCAGCCAATCGGTGGAATGAGAACGTTTATCAACATAATGAACAAAATCACAAGGGAGATCTCTCCGGATATGATTGTTGTTGTTTGGGATGGTAAGGGTGGCTCAAAGAAACGTCGCTCGATGAACAAAAATTATAAAGCAGGCCGTAAGCCTTTACGGGTTAACTGGAACTCTGATGAAATGACGCCACAAGATACAGACAATAATAAACTGTGGCAACAGCTTAGAGTGGTAGAGTACCTTAACCAGACACCTATTGTTCAGTTTATGGAACCAGAGGTGGAAGCAGACGATGTGATATCATATATCAAGAACACATCGATGTTTTCAGATTGGCAGAAAGTAATTGTCTCAGCAGACAAAGACTTTATTCAGCTCCTGGATGATAAGACGCTTTTATTTCGTCCAATACAAAAGGAAGTGTTAAATACCAACATGGTTGTCGAGAAGTTTGGTATTCATCCAAAGAATTTCGCTTTGGCACGTGCCATGGCTGGAGACCCCAGTGACAACCTTCCAGGTGTGCCACGCGTTGGCCTAGGCACTGTCGCAAAAAGATTTTCCTTTCTCAAAGAGGACAGGGACTACTTCATTGCAGACATTATTCACGAATGCGACCAACCTAGCAATAAGCTGAAAATCTACACAAGTGTGTTGGAATCTGAAAAGCTCATTGAAGAGAATTATAATATCATGCAATTGTCTTCACCCTGTTTATCACCCCAGAGTAAAAATAGAATTGATGAGACATTTGAAGAATTTAGCCCCTCATATAACCAGACGGAGATGAGAAAGCTAATGCTTCAGGATGGTGTATTGACAGTAAACATGCAGGATCTGGAACAGAAGTTTAATGATATTATTACTTCCTTTTCGGAATAAAACCTGCTATAGTATCTAAGTATTAAAATAAAGGAAGAGTATGGAGCCGTCAGTTAGTTTTTCAAAATTTGGTAAAACGTTTCAAGAGGACTTGTGCCACTTGATACTTAACGATCGACCATTTGCTGATCAGATGTTCGAAGTGCTCGACCTTAGTTTTTTAGAACTCAAACATTTGAGAGTTTTTGTTGACAGGATATCAAAGTACAGGAAAAAGTATGGAGTCCACCCCACATCTAATATTATGCATTCGATCATACGAACAGGTCTGGATGCAGAACCAGAATCAGTCAAGGTCCGCATCCGAGAGTATTACGCCCGGGTTTTGGCGAAGGGCCTCATCCCGAATTCGTCGGAATATATCAAAGATACTGCCCTTGACTTCTGCAAAAAGCAAAAGCTAAAAGAAGCTCTGATAAAATCAGTTGACCTTATTAAGTCCTCCTCTTTCGATGAAGTATCTAAGATCATCGACGGGGCCCTAAAGTTAGGGTCTGATAACTCATTCGGATATGAGTACCTTGCGGACTTTGAAAAGAGGTTCGAGATTAAAGCTAGAAACCCCGTATCCACCGGCTGGCAGCAGATCGACGAGATCTCTAAGGGTGGCTTGGGCAAAGGCGAACTCGGCGTTGTAGTGGCCCCTACTGGCGCTGGCAAGTCTATGGTCCTGGTCCATCTGGGCGCCCAAGCTCTAAAACAGGGCAAGAACGTGCTGCACTATACTTTAGAGCTAGGAGACACGATTGTTGCAAGTCGATATGACTCTGCTATAACAGGAGTGGAGCTAAAGAACCTAACTGTCTTTAAAGAAAAGATATACGATGAAATCAAAGATTTGACAGGAAAATTAATAGTAAAAGAGTATCCAACAAGATCAGCATCAATCCAGACAATCAAGAATCATATCGATAAGTTACGAAGAAGAGACTTTGTCCCAGACATGATTATAATTGATTATGGAGATCTGATTAAGCCAGAATCTTCAAAGAGAGACGAGAAAAGGCACCAGCTGGAAACTATTTATGAGGAGTTAAGGGGCTTAGCCCAAGAGAGCGAATGTCCGGTGTGGACAGCCTCTCAGACTAATAGATCAGGTTTAAATGCTGAAGTTATTACAATGGAATCGATCTCCGAAGCATTCAACAAATGCTTTGTCGCAGACTTTATCTTTACTGTCTCAAGAACAGTTGAAGATAAGAATACAAATACAGGCCGCATCTTTTTAGCGAAAAACAGGAACGGCCCTGATGGATTGATATTTCCCTTGTTTATGGACACCAGTAATGTAAAAATAAAGGTTTTAAACCAAACAAATGAATCAATTAGTGATATAATGGAAAAATCCTCGAAAGAGAGGCTAGATAATTTAAAGCAAAAGTACGCAAATTTTAAGAAGGAACAAAAGGAGAAATAACATGGAACTATCAAACAAAATCTTATCAGACATCACAGTGCACATGAAATATGCAAGATATTTAGATGACCAAAATCGTAGAGAGACTTGGAAAGAGTTGGTTACTCGTAATATGAATATGCATTTAAAGAAGTTTCCACAACTCGAACTTCAGATCAGAAAAGCATATAAGATGGTTTATGATAAAAAGGTTTTGCCTTCCATGAGATCGATGCAGTTCGGCGGAAAACCTATTGAGGTTGCTCCAAACCGTATCTTCAACTGTGCGTTCATGCCCATCGATGACTGGCGTTCCTTCGGGGAAGCAATGTTTCTCTTATTAGGAGGAACAGGAGTGGGGTATAGTGTTCAGACACACCACGTAGAGAAGCTTCCAGAGATTACAAAGCCAAACCCAAAGAGAACTAGAAGATTTCTTGTCAATGATTCAATTGAAGGTTGGGCTGATGCTGTAAAAGCTCTTGTTCGCAGTTACTTCAATGGTGGTTCCAAATTAAGATTTGATTTCTCCGATATTAGGCCTAAAGGCGCTGCATTGATTACTAGTGGTGGTAAAGCCCCTGGTCCACAACCGCTCCGCGAATGCTTGGTTAAACTTGAAGGTATGTTAAGCGAGAAAGATAACGGAGACAAGCTTACCTCAATAGAGGTTCATGACATGATTTGTCACATCGCTGATGCTGTCCTAGCAGGCGGCATTCGTAGAGCTGCGCTTATCTCCTTGTTCTCTGCCGATGATCAAGAGATGATTTCCGCAAAAACCGGCAACTGGTGGGAGAAGAACCCCCAACGCGGACGCGCAAACAACTCTGTAGTTCTTTTGCGCCACAAAATAGACAAAGAATATTTCATGGACCTTTGGGACAGAGTAAAGGCATCAGGAGCAGGAGAGCCAGGCTTTTATTTCTCAAACGACAAGGATTGGGGCACAAACCCTTGTTGTGAAATTGGACTAAGACCATATCAGTTTTGTAACTTGACAGAAGTTAACGTTTCAAACGTTGAAGATCAGCAGGACTTAGAAGATAGGGTCAGAGCAGGGGCATTTATTGGAACTCTCCAAGCTAGTTACACTGATTTTCACTACCTTAGAGACGTATGGAGAAGAACAACCGAAAAAGACGCACTTATTGGCGTCTCTATGACCGGTATAGCGTCCAACAAGGTTTTGCAACTTGATATGAAGGCTGCAGCTGAAGCAGTAAAGGAAGAGAACGCTCGCGTTGCAGATCTAATCGACATCAAGCCTGCAGCTCGCACAACCTGCGTGAAACCCGCGGGCACAACCAGTCTTACACTTGGCACGAGTTCAGGTATCCACGCGTGGCACAACGATTATTATATCAGAAGGCTTAGAGTGGGGAAAAATGAAGCAATTTACTCTTACCTGCTTGAGAACCATCCAGAGCTTGTCGAAGATGAGTATTTCAACCCTCACACAACTGCAGTTATTTCTATACCTCAAAAGGCGCCAGATGGCTCTATAATGAGGACTGAATCGGCTTTACAGCTACTAAAGAGGGTTAAGATGGTTACAGATGGTTGGGTTAAGCCCGGATTTCGGAAAGGACAGAACACACACAATATATCTGCAACAATCTCAATCAAGGACGCTGAGTGGGCAGATGTCGGAGAGTGGATGTGGGATAACCGAACCAGCTATAACGGGTTATCTGTTCTACCATACGACGGAGGAACATACACCCAGGCACCTTTTGAGGATTGCTCCAAGGAAACTTATGAGGTCATGATGGCTTCTCTTAAGAGCATTGACTTGGCAAAGGTTACAGAAGTCGAGGATAATACAGACCTTAAGGGCGAGGCTGCCTGCGCTGGTGGCGCCTGCGAAATTAAATTTGTCTAAAAATTACTTGACAAATAATGTAAAATGGAATATCATGATAAAAGAACAATCAAAGGAGAAAACATGAGTTCTAACCAAAACGATAAACTTTTAACAACTGAAGAACACCTATCAAACTACGTAAAGGAGTTTGCAGCTATTGAGGATGCTATGGAGCCCTTCAAGGAGCAGAGAAGAGACCTTCGCGAATCATATGACACTAACGGATGGCTATCGAAAGAGGAGATGCGCTTGGCAGTTAAGGCATACCGTCTGGTGAAGTCGGATACGGATATGGAGCAACTAACTGAGTATTTTAACAAACTCAAGAGAACAGTGAGGTCAATTAATCATGTCTAGAATTCCCCCGGTTCTTAAGCCAGTTAATAGGCACCTGACTATAGTTCCGCATGTAAAGAAAAACGAAACATCCTCCGGAGTGATCCTTCCGGACGATTTTGAAATTGAAGAAGACCGGTACATTACCGCAACAGTCATGGACGTGGCAGCAGATTGCTCTTCTGCAATTAGAACCCTCCGTGGCTCAGGGTCTGGAAACAGGGTCGTTGTCGTAGATAGATCAATGATTGAAGAGATTGTAGTTAGGGACAAGTCTTATTACACAATTCTTGAGAACTACGTTGTTGGCATACTGCGAGGAATCGATGAAAATTGATCTATTTGGAGATGACATTGGTTCAGTAGAATATATCTCTCACATGGGAGAGGATTTAAGTATTGTTAATGCAGCCAGGGTAAGCTTTGGAGCAGAAAAGGAAGAGTTAGATGACAAAGATAAGAAACTTATTAACTACCTTATGCAGCACAACCACACTAGCCCATTTGAACATTGTGCTATTACAATGCGCTTTACTGTTCCTTTGTTTATTAGGAGCCAGCACCACCGTCATCGTACTTGGGCGTATAACGAGATCAGTCGTAGATATACTTCTGTCGACATGAAGTTCTATTCGCCACCGGCGTTTAGAACACAACACAAATCAAACAGACAAGCTAGTAACGATGAGTTGATCGATCCTGTTTTGGATTCTAGCTATATGGCAATAGGTTACGAAATCGCATCAGAAGCTGTTAAGAAGCACAATGCCAGGTCTTTGGCCCTGTATAACGCTCTACTTGATGTCGGCGTATGCAGAGAACAGGCCCGTGGCTCGCTGCCACAAAACTTATATACAGAATATTACGGCACCGTCAATTTGCACAACTTGTTCAAGTTCATTGGACTTAGGATGCACGACGGCGCCCAATGGGAGATACAACAGGTAGCAAAGGCTTGTTTAAACATAGCGCTACAGCATTTCCCCGTAGCAACAGAAGCTTATATGCAGAAATATCATTTGGAGAAGTAAAGTGAAAAAGGCAATACTCATATTGTCCTCCCTTGCAGCATTAGCATGTGCTGAAGAGGTCGGACAACAGCCCGTCGATGCGGGAATTATGTTTGGGAGACTTGATACATTAAGTCCAGACTACAGGATAATTGATTCAGCCCCCGTTGTTGATCAACAGGTTGATGCACTACCAGCAGTCGATCCGTGCGACAATGCGACCGTGGACGATTATGAGCTTTATTGTCGCTGCAGGCCAAACTGTTGTGAAGAGCAGGAGTGGTTCTGTCCACCACAGCCGGACAACACTATCCAGTCCATGCAGGTGATCATAGAGGTGTGTAATGATGATGGAGAAGCGTGTGAATTTGGACAAGATTTAAATTGTCCACCACCACAGATTATTAATAGGAGTGCTTGTCAAGTAACGCACGAATGCCCACCCGGTTCTTCGCGGGATTTTTTACGCTGGTTCGAGTGCCAATTGGCAGATGGGCGGACAGGCAGGCAAAGAGTGTTGTGTGATAAGGGGCAAATTATCCATGGTCCTTGTACGGTGTGTGAAGATGAAGTATGTGATGGTATTGACAATGATTGTGACGACAGGGTTGACGAAAACCCGGTAATATGTGAGGACGAGTGCGGACCCGGCATCGCAATATGTCAAGATGGGGAAGTAATGGATTGTGTCAACCGAGAGCCGTCGGAAGAGATATGCAATTTTGTTGACGATGATTGTGACGGAGACATCGACGAAGGTCAAAGAAACGATTGCAATCAATGCGGGGAACTCCCTCCCGAGCTTTGCGACGGTGAAGACAACGATTGCGACGACAGCATAGACGAGCACTTGATCAGGGAATGTGAAACGCCTTGCGAGCGAGGAGTTGAGAGCTGCCTACAGGGTAGATGGTCATCTTGTACCGCCACAGCGCCAAGAGACGAAGAATGCGACGGCCTAGACAATGATTGCGACGGCTTACCAGATGAAGGTTTAAATTGCGTTTGCACAATTGACCAAGTTGGGGCACTTTTCCCTTGCTCGGAGGAACCACTTTGGTGCGGCCAAGGTTTCAAGTCTTGCATGTGTCAAGACGTAGATTGTGAGGTTATATTTATGAGCCCGTGCATGGCACTATGTGCCTTCTTGCCGGCACAAGGTGTGCCTTGCGAGCAAGGTGTGGGTCGACCAATTGAAGACGAGATCTGCAATAATTTCGACGAAGACTGCGACGACTTGATAGATGAAAATTTATCGCAAGCATGCTACACTGGACCAAGAGATACGCTTAATGTTGGGATATGTCTACCAGGTACACAGTCTTGCATCGACGGCACTTGGGGCGGTCCTGACGCAGCAGGCGTATGGCAGCCAGATATGTGCGTTGGCGAGGTTGTGCCTATTGAGGAAGTCTGCAACGGTAGCGATGATGACTGTGACGGACAAGTTGATTATGGGGAGGAACTAAGAGATACTGACATCCTTCTGATCATTGACACTAGTGGCTCCATGACAGGAGAGATCAGGGCGGTAACTCAGGCGCTGTCAAGGTTTGGTCAGCACTTTGCCGCGGAGGACGCTATCCACTGGGGCTTGATCATTGGGCCAACCCGCATCATGGACCCAGAGGCTCCTAGGTCGAACCTTGAGCTTCTAACGATGGTATCGAACATTGTCCCATTCCCACAGTTTTTTGCAGACTTTATGGCCCTGGACCCAGATGAGTTCGACGGTGGCTTGGAAATGCACATCGACGCAGTAATGCTGGCCTTAAGGAACCTTGCACCACTGCATGTCAACCTTGTGAACCGAGAGTGGGTAAGAGGCGTCATTTCCATCCCCGAAAAGGATGCATTTGTGATGAACTGGAGACCTAATACGGACAGAATTATCATTGTCTTTACAGATGAAGATGAGCAGTCATACATGCAGCCAGAGTTTCACAGGGACGACCTTGCTCGAGCCTTGCAGGCTGCACCGAACACAAAGATGTACACCTTTGCTCTTGGGTTTTATGGATGGGATGAATTGGCGGTCGCTTCCGGCGGACAAAACTTTGATCTCACTCCTAGTGCAGAGGAGATGTACAATAACCTTATGTCGATCATCGATGAGATCTGCTTGCCACGTGCTAATGGTGCAGCTCGTAGAGGAGCCCAGGGAGCGAGCCTCCTGCCAATGACGCGTCCCCAATATAGGTTCGCTTCTAGTTCTTATGAGTGGGACCAAGAAGAGAAGATGTGCTACTAAAAGGGGTAGTTATAGGTTACAGCCTAGAATCTGCACTCTTTGCACTATTAAACGGGCACTACCATATCCAAAGTTATGGTCTGTGCCCACTCTTCTTTGAGGAGTGTGAAGATTTTTCTCTTTTCGGGACAAAGAATAGAAAACAGATCTGGCAACGAATTAAACTGTATTTGGGGTTTTTATCAAAGGGTCTAGACTACCCTGATTTAAAGCAGATAAGAATACAGGACAATACCATAAAGATCTTTGATGACAATATGCTTGCGACGTACGAATTTGAGAAATGTTATGTTTTTGAGACTTTGAATGTCTCACATGAGAACGATGTCAAGGTTCCTAAGCAAGAAACATACAAAGTCATCGACGATTTCACAATTGCCCGCCTGGGCAGGAGTGTCACAAACATAGACCCAATAAGCACAGGAGATGATCTACTTTCGAAGGCATACTTCTACAACTCACTAAGGGTCGACGGAGCAAAACACGTAACCGATGCAATAACAGTTTCGTACCTAACAAAGAAGCAGCTCTACGAGTTTGACTACTCAGATACCATGGTCGGTTTTAAGCTAAAAAGCTGTTTAAATTCAATAGGTTATATTGGCCTCAAAGACAAAGAGACATACAAGAGCGGCAAGCCCATATACAGGAAGCTGATAATTAATCATATTAAGAGACATGTAATCCCACTTGACAACAACGAATATATCAGTGATAATAAAGTAGAATTCGTAAACTTATCAATATTGGACATAATAAATGGAACCAGCACCAAAAGGTAGAAATTTAGCAGGTATTATACCCCTTGCAGGCCGAGAAGATGTCTTGGGTCTACCATGGGGGGATTATATGCAGCCCTTGGCTGAAGGTTTAACTGCACTTGAAAGATCTGTATATGAATGTGCAGCGATCAACTGTAACTCTATCTGGATCATTTGCAATGACGATACAGCACCGATCATAAAGAAAAGAATAGGCGATTATGTTATGAACCCTAACATATATGATGATTGGGACTTTAAAAGACTGCCGCATCTATCAAAGGAATACATTCCAGTGTTTTACTCACCGGTGCTGCAAAAAGATAGAAACAGAAAAGATACTCTAGGTTGGTCAGTGCTTCATGGGGCCCTGACCTCCTTTATTGTGTCCAAGAAGATATCAAAATGGGTCGCTCCCACGTCTTACTATGTGTCATTTCCTTATGGCATATATCACCCAAAGACACTTAAGTCAGTTCGAGCAGACATCCGAGCGGGCAAGAGAGTCTATGGATCTTTCGAGGGTAAGACAGTAAGAGATAATCTTTACTTGCCATTTAGCTTTACCCCGGAAGATTGGCTCGAGTTCAGGAGAGGGATAAACGAAAAGAACACTGGAGGCAATAAGGAGATACCTTTAGCAGAAAGGTGGTCAGCCAAGAACTTTACACTTGACAAAATATTTAATCATGATAAGATAACCGTAGATAAAAAATTTGAAATACAGGAATACTATAATTTGGACTCTTGGGAAGAATTGAGGAGATTTTATAGGTCTGACCTGAAACTAAGAAAGATGCCGAAAACAATGAATAAGCCATACCATGTATGAGAGGAAGAGAGCTATGAGGAAAAATAAGAAATATTTAACTGAAACAAGGTACAACAATATCCAGGACCGAACAAAGGAAGATGTTGGCTTCCCAACCAATTATTTGTTCTTGACAAATGCACAAGAAAGGTTTATACTAGATTTGTTAGATGGTCATGAAAAAGCCATTAAGAAAGATTTGCTCGAAATGATGAACGAGATGAAAGAATTAGTAGATGAAATCTAGAAAAGAAAGTGAATTACCCTTCGTAGGCTTGCATGCCCACTCTGTTGCTGGCTCCCCATTCGATGCCCTAGGATACCCTGCGGAACATATGGACTTTGCGTATGATAATGGCATGGATGCACTAGCACTCACAGACCACGGAAACGCAAATGGCCTAGCCGGCCAAGTGTTGCATGCAAAGAAAATGCTCAAAGAAGGTAAGGAGTTTAAGCCAATCTTCGGAGTAGAAGCTTACTTTATCCCTTCAGTCGCAAACTGGAAAAAGGAATACGAAGAGGTCAAGGCTTCAGCAAAGAAGAAGTCTGAGTATGAGGCTGGCACATCTGGTACAACTGTTGAAAACGAAGCTTCAAAAAAGAAGATGAAGTCAGTCTTGAACCGCCGAAGGCATTTGATACTCTTGGCTCAAAATCAAGAAGGTCTACAAAACATCTTCAAGATGATCTCAACAAGCTATGTTGGCGACAACTTTTATCGCTATCCTAGAGTTGACTATGCGCTTCTCAAAAAGTACAACAAGGGTGTCATTGCAGCCTCCGCTTGCTTGGGTGGGGTGTATGCTGGCAACTATTGGGAGAACCGAGACGAGGGCCCCGATGAGATCTTGGATGCAATGAGGACCACAACGCAAAAGATGCAGTCTATCTTTGGTGACAGGTGGTATGGAGAGTTGCAGTGGAACAATATCCCAGAGCAACATGAACTCAACCAATACATCATTCAGATGCACCATGAGTTTGGTATCGAGCTGATTTCGACCGCAGATTCTCACTACTATAATCCAGAGGTCTGGAAGGATAGGGAACTGTACAAGCGCCTAGGTTGGCTAGGTCGTGGCAAGCCTGATTACTTATCAGATGAGCTTCCAGTCTCAGTAGAGGACGTTGGATACGAACTGTACCCAAAGAATGGTGATGAGATGTGGGAAGCGTACAAACGATACTCCAAAGCATCAGGGATAGAGTATGATGATAATGTAGTGAGGGATTCTATCACTCGCACACATCAGATTGCCCACGAGCGTATCGAGACTTTCCTCCCGGATAATGAAGTCCGCCTCCCGAGCTTTGTTGTACCAGAAGGGTCCACAGCTGGTCAAACGCTTGCCGCGTTGTGTGTCGAGGGCGCTCGAACCCTTGGTCTTGCGGAAGACCCAACATATGCCGACCGCTTAAAGTATGAGGTAGGAATTATCGAATCACGAGGCTTCTCGAAGTACTTCTTAACCATGAAAGCAATTGCTGATATGGCAGTAGAACGTCAGCTCGTTGGACCCGGTCGTGGCTCGGCTGCTGGTTCGTTGGTATCATATGTTCTTGGAATTACGCAAGTCGACCCAATCAAGTATGGGCTTCAGTTTGAAAGGTTCTTGACCAAGGGCGGTTCTGGATATCCTGATATTGATTATGATGTATCTGATCCGATGCTTCTCAAGGAGTTCTTGATTGATGAGTGGGGCGACGATACGGTTGTCCCAATCACAAACTGGAATACCCTTCAGCTTCGATCGCTAATCAAGGACATTTCAAAGTTTTACGGCATTGAGTTTACGGAGGTAAACAATGTCACTAGCAAGATGGTGTATGAGGCAACACCACTTGCGAAGAAAGCACACGGGATCACAGCCGGTGTTTATGCTCCAACATTTGAAGAATTGATGATGTATTCAGAAACGCTTCAAAAGTTCTTGGAGAAATATCCACACATCAAGACGCACGTCGAAAAGCTCTACGGCCAAACCCGTTCAGCTAGCCGTCACGCAGGTGGCGTCGTTGTCGGTGAGCGACTTAATGAGTGGATGCCTCTTATTAATAGTGGAGGGGTAAGACAGACCCCATGGAGTGAAGGACAAAATGTTAGACACCTTGAGCCTATGGGCTTTATCAAGTTCGATATTCTTGGGCTGGCTTCTCTTCGCATGGTCGAAGGCGCTGTCGAGCGTATTCTAAAGAGACATCACAATATAGAGAACCCAACGTTTGAGCAGGTCAGAGCTTTTTATGATGAGCACCTGCACCCAGACAAGATTGACTTAGACAACGAAGAAGTGTGGAAGAATGTGTTCCATGCAGGTAAGTGGGCAGGCATCTTTCAGTTCACAGAAGCTGGAGCCCAGTCGTTCTGCAAGAACGCAAAACCGGATAACATTACTGATCTGGCTTCTATCACGAGTATTTATCGACCAGGCCCACTAAGCGCCGGCGTTGACAAGATGTTCATCGGAGCTAAGCAGGCACCAGACGAGGTAGAATATCTCAATGAGACTACTCGCGAAGTGACAGAAGAGACATACGGCTTCCTTATCTTTCAGGAACAGATCGCTATGCTTGCTCACAAGTTGGGCAAGGATCTATCCCTGGATGAAGGTAACAAGCTTAGAAAGCTTTTGACCAAGAAGGGTACCGGTGCTGCAGCTGCAGAGAAGGATAAGATCTTTGACAAGTTCCACAAGGGGTGCCTAGAGAAAGGTATCGCCTCACATGAAGCGAGAGAACTGTGGAACAAGTTTGAATACTTTTCAGGATATGGCTTCAACAAGTCTCACGCGGTATCTTACTGCATCCTGTCTTTTCAGTGTGCTTGGTTGCTCAACTATTATCCAGCAGAATGGCTTGCAGCGTTCTTGGACAAAGAACCAGAGACACGTAAGGAGCGAGCGATTTCCACTGCTAAGTCAATGGGATATGCGGTCGAGCCCTTGAACGTCAACACTTCTGGTGTTGCCTGGGAGATCAGCGAGGACAATAAGACTCTTATTCAGCCGCTAACATCAATCAAGGGCCTGGGTGCAGTGGCAATCCAACAGATTATTGACCACCGACCTTTCAATACGATTGAGGAGTTCTTGTTCCACGATAAGGTGAAGTATTCAAAACTGAACAAGAAAGCACTCGATGCGCTCTGTCGTGCTCAGGCTCTGACTGATTTGGTCGATGATCGCTTCTCAGGTCTTAAGCACTTCTGGTCCGCATGTGTCGTCGACCGGCCACGAAAGCTAAAGAACCTGGAAGAAAACATCGTCACATATGCAGGAGAAGGAGACTTCTCGGAAGAAGAAAAGCTAGAGTATCTGGTAAATCTAACAGGAGTGTTTCCTATAAATTCTGTTATCAATGACCACGTCCGCAGCAAGTTAGATGAGCTTTATATTCCACCGATCTCTGAGTACGATCCTGAACTTGGTGTCACTTGGTTCATTCCAAGAGAGTGCAAGCTCAAGAAGTCAAAGAACGGTAAGAACTTCTATGTAGTAAAGGTGATTGATGATAACAACGAGACGAACACTATCCGATGTTGGGGTGTAGATCCAAACAGAGATGTTGTTCACATCAACCGACCCTATATGGCACGACTGAACTACGATCCAAACTGGGGCTTCTCGACATTCAGTGTCAGGAAGATGTTTAAATTATTAGCTTAAGGAGATAACAATGGCTAGATTAACGGGTCTCGCCGCCCGAATGATGGCGAAACACTATAAGGAGACTCTTGAAAATAAGGGTCACGCATTCTTTGAGAATGGAGATTATAACCTTAATATTATTGGCGTTAGGAATGATTCCGGAGACGCTTCAAAGTTTGATGATTTTATTAATCTGATATATAAGATTGATGGGGACTGGGTGTGTGATATTTATCCTGCCACTACCGAGCCCGGGACAAGGATCTTGACGAAGCCAATTGTGTCAAAAGGTACCGCAATCTTAGTACCAGCACAATACCGCGGAGTCTATAAGATAGATACTCACGGAGGCAAAAGAAAGTACACAGCCCTATGCCAACGTAATGGTACAGTGAGTGTCTGGAGAGATGCAAACAAAGACACCACACCAGATTATGTAGGACCAGAGCACGAAGGTTTCTTCGGGATCAACATCCATCGTCACTTTGGTTCAGACGAGAGAGAATATACTGGCGGTGTATCCGCTGGATGCCAAGTGTTCCAGAGCAGTAAAGACTTTTACGAGTTCATGGATACTTGTAACAAAGGAGCAGATAGGTTTGGTAACAGCTTTACCTACACCCTTATTGAAGAACAAGACGTTAGAGGAAAAGGAGTTTGTTGATGTTCGACGAGAAAGTAAAAGTATATAGATTGAGAGAGGATGCGAAGATCCCACAACGTGCACATAATTCAGATGCCGGAATGGATTTCTTCTTCGCCCCGGAAGATGGCGAGAGTGTTGTTGTGCAACCTGGCCAGTCAAAGATCCTAGGGACAGGACTAAAGATCAGTGTACCAACAGGGCACATGCTTCAGATAATGAATAAATCTGGGGTAGCATCCAAGAGGCAACTGGTTACAGGTGCTTGCGTTGTAGATCGAGGCTACAATGGGGAAGTATTTGTTAATTTACAGAATATCGGACAGCACCCACAAACAATTTTACCAGGCACAAAATTAGCCCAGGGAGTATTTATTCCTATTAGTGTGCCGATTATGGTTGAAATTGATGAAGATAAGGTGTATTCTAGAAAAACAGATAGAGGCGACGGAGCGCTAGGCTCCACAGGAGAATAACATGTCAGCTACAAGGAAGATCAAAAGAAAGCAGCAAAATGCTTTTATGAAAGAGTTCAAAAAGAGAATGAAGCAGTTTAAGCGGCTTGTTGCTTGTTCTGCTTGCGGTTATGCTCCAGAACAGGGCGAGAAGATCGATGACTGGAAAATTAATCAGAAAAGCGAAAATATAGATCTTCTTTGTCCTTCATGTTTTGGCACAGAAGAGGACTGGCAAAATGAAGTTTAAACAAGCTTATTCGTTTGACGACGTTTTATTGGTCCCACTCAAGAGTGACATTGAATCTAGGCAGGAAGTAAGTCTGCAGACTTCGATAGGTAATCATAGTTTTCGTTTGCCTATTATTTCTAGCCCAATGGACACTGTAACTGAACTAGAGATGATGCTTACAATGGCTCGCCTAGGCGGACTTGGAATATTGCATAGGTATAATGGACCCGGCTCACAATCTAATATGATTACTGCTGCCCGGGATATTTTAGAGCAAGAATCGTCAGCTGCAGCAAATAACCTTGCCGCGGCCATCGGTTCAACAGAGGAGCACACCAAGAGAGCAGAGTTACTTTATAACTGCGGGGCAAGGATCCTGTGTGTTGATGTCGCTCACGGGCACCACTCACTAATGGAGAGGTCGATAAAGTCCCTTAAAGATAAATTCGGGGATAAAGTGACTTTGATTGCAGGGAATATAGCCACACCTAGTGCATACCATGATTTATCATCCTGGGGGGCAGATGCTGTAAGGGTAGGCATCGGAGGTGGATCTATATGTTCAACGAGGATACAGACTGGTCACGGTGTGCCAACCTTCCAATCTGTTTTAGATTGTGCATCCATGGACGGCGCAGCTATAATCGCAGACGGAGGAATAAAAACCCCAGGAGATGCTGTCAAGGCTTTAGCTGCTGGAGCAGATGCAGTTATGTTAGGTTCTATGTTGGCTGGCACAGATGAGAGCCCTGGAGACATCCTAAGTACAACAGAAGACAAGAAGTACAAAGTCTACAGGGGCATGGCCAGCGTTGAAGCTCAAGTTGCATGGAGAGGTCAAGCTAGATCCTTAGAGGGCATATCCACTACGATCACCTACAAGGGAAGTGTAAAAGATACTCTGAAAAAACTTGAACAAAACATCAAGTCAGGGTTATCTTACTCTGGTGCTCGCACTATAGGAGAGCTACAAGCCAAGGCACAGTTCATACAGCAGACTGCAGCTGGCCAAGTGGAGAGTAGCACGCACATTCTAAAAAAATGACAATAAAGAAGGTCTTTTTTGAGGAGGACGATGAGCAACACGCAAGGATGCTAATCAGACTGAGATATGACAGATTAACACAGGGCAACTTTTTCAGAGGCCTAGTTGATCTGTATGTCAATAATGACTTAGACATGACCAAAGTCATTGAAAAAGTAAAAGAGGCTAAAAGCACAATGGGTCAGAAAAAGAGAAAAAACAGTAGAAAAGAGGTTGAACAAGGGGAGCAGATGCTCCGCGAACTCGGCCTTTCTAATAACGAAAAAAACTTTATATACGATTTAATTGAAGAGGACTTTGAATAATAAAATGAGTAAAAAAGATTGCGAAGAAGAAGAGAGTAGAAGCTGGATAGATTATCCTGAAGACGACAACTGCATCTATGTCGCTATAGAGAAGCACGGTGCTATGACATTGGATGAAGTCTCAAAAAGGCTAGGCATCTCTTTAGTAAGAGTTTCCCAGATAGAAAAGCAAGCTCTCAAGAAACTTTCGAAGAGAATAAAAAAATGATTTTATAAGCAACAAAGACTATTTATTATTGTATTTTACACCATTTTTGTATACAAAAGGAGAAAATTTTAAATGAGTGATAACAAATTACTTAACGAGAATACGATCCGCCGCTTCATGAAGTTGGCTAACGTAGAGTCTATGACTAACAACTTCATCAGCGAGATGGGCATGAAGTATAAGCGTGAAGAGGAAGAGGAAGAGATCGAAGAAACAACAACTACTGACGAAGATGTTGTGACTGAAGAAGAAGAAACAGTTGACGAAGAAGTCGTAACTGAGCAAGAAGAAGAAGATATGGAAATGGACGTCGACATGGGTGATATGGAAGAAGACCCAGAGATGGACATGGGCGGTGAGCCAGAAATGGGCGATGCTGACATTAGCTTAACAGAAGAAGAGGCACAGCTTCTTATCGACCTAGGTGAGCGCCTTAAGGCTGCAATGGACGCAGAGGAGCCAGAGCCTGAGATGGACATGGAGCCAGAGCCTGAGATGGACATGGAAGAGGAGCCAGAAGCAGAAGAGGCACCTGAAATGGACGACGCTCCTGCAGATGAGGAAGAAGACGAAATTGTACAGGAGATCCTTAAGAGGGTTACGCAGAGAATTATAAAAGAGAAACTAAACCGCAAGTAAAATACTTTATCACTCGTTTATATTTCTAAACCCCAAAGCGTTAAAAACTTTGGGGTTTTTTTTATAGACATTCCAAAGGAAATCTGGTATGATATTTATAACAAACGCTAACTTGCTTTGGAGGTGTTTGTTATGAGTGTCTTGATAGAAGGTTCCTATTGGAAAACAGAAGAAGGTGAATACAATGTACAGATTTCTTGCGACCCGAAGCAATCTGAAATACTCTATGAGGCATTTCAGGGTTGGTTTAATGTTGCAGAGGGAGTTGATTCGAGGAAAGAGAAGAAGATTTTAATATTTAGGAAAGCTTTTTGCGCGCAAGAAGAATTTACTAAACTAGTGGCAGAGCTAAAACACAACAATATAATAAACTTGAAAGAGATAACATGACTGATAAAAAACAAAATAAGAAAAAAAAGAGCAAAACAAAGACAAAGGATGCTCCATTGAAGACGCCAGTATCGCTGGATGATGTCAGATACACTGAAGACAAACAGATTGTCATTATAAACAACATACAGCCTCCTGTGGATTACACCCCGGAACTAAGGACTATAAGCCTTTATGGAGATATATCGGAAAGAAAAGGCGCCGAGGTTGTTGCAGCACTACTATATCTTGAGAATAACTCCATCATGCCAATGATGAAAGATCCAGAAGACCCAGAATCTGAGACTGTGCTGGCCGCTCGACCTATTAACATGTATGTCTCAACTCATGGGGGCATTGCAAGTGACATGTTCTCTATATTGGATGTCATGGATATGGTTAAGCAGAACACTTGCGACATCCACACTTATGGGGTAGGCAAGGTGATGTCCGCTGGCGTCCCAATCCTTGCAGCCGGCACACCCGGAAAGCGCAAGGTAGGTCGTAATTGTCGTATCATGCTCCACAACGTTTTGGCAGGAGCCGGAGGCACCATCTTTAATATGGAAAATGAACTAGAAGAGATCAAGTGGGTTCAAGACAGTTACATTGAGGCATTAGCCAGCAGAACAAAGATGACAAAGGCTAAGATTAAAAAACTACTAAAGACCCAACGTGATGTATACATCTCAGCCGAAGAAGCTATTAAGTTGGGAATTGCTGACGAAATTATCTAGTTATATAAAGGAGATATACAATGAGCTGGCACAAAGAATTTCTTTCAACAAACAAGGGTAACAAATCAACTGTATCAACCTTCGAGGACTTATATAGTCTTATCGCAGAGGTCTACGAGGTAGAGAAAGACAGGTTGTTTAAATCCACAAAAGACCCAATCTCTTTGCTTAAAGAGCAGTTTCTCAACGAGAAGCAGGGAGTATCCTTTAATCTTCAGGCTATCCCTGAGATTGCTGTATCAGAATTGGGCTGGACGAATATTACCGGTGAAGGGGACACTCAAGTCTCCGGACCAGAGAGGAAAAAGCTAGAGCAGTTTTTGGAGAATATTGGCGGCAACAATTTTGTCGAAAAGATCGCGTCTCTTTCTAGTTTCTATGACGATCCTGACGCTGCCTTGCAGTCGATGTTTCCTGAAGGATCAAATTCGATGCCGAAGCAGATTGCAACAGCGTTGTCCTATTTGGTGTTTTTCAAGACGTTGACAAAGGTTATTTCTAACTTTAATGCAGCCTCCGCAGGCTTCAACTTTGAAGCATTCCTGGCGGTTCTTACAAAGGGCGAGCAAGTGAAGGCTAATACTGGTACCATCGCAGACTTTATTTCTAGGGCAGATGGTACAAACATGCCAATTTCTTTGAAGCTTTACCAGGAAGGTAAACTTCACGTCGGTGGTTCTTTTACAGATCTTGCAAACGATTTGGTAGAGCAGAAACCAGAGTTTGACTACCCCTTTATGCGATACTTGGCTGTAACTAAGGAGTTTGAAGGTGGACAAAGAGAGGGACTAGATATCAACGGAATCCTTAGATGGTTCCAATTCGACTTCACGTTGGAGAACGTTTTTGATATTCTTGCTCAATCTTCGACCAAATCACAGAAATGTATACAACTTCCTATCAAATTTCTAACTGGAGAGACGCCAGATTTCGCTGCAACACTACCAGGTACGGCTATTCCATCTCCCGAGAAGCTGGAGCAGGTTTTCGTTGCCGCTTTTGAGAAAGAGCTGAACGCACACAATGTACTAAACTCGAAAGTCCCGTCAGTCCAGGTAGATGCTGACACTGCCAGTCAGATTCTAAAGAACTTAAACTGGTCAGATAACGACGATATATTCCTGTTTTATGATCCTAATCCGAAAGAAAAAGATAGGCCTGACGATTACGAGCTGCAGCCGTTATATATCTCAAGGGGCGACTCTAGGATGCCCGGATCCAACTCGAAGAAGTTTAAGGAGATTATGGCAATTGTGGCATCCAGCCTTGAGCAAGTAGGGAAATATGACATGGAAGACCCGGCGATAAATAACCCTTCAACTAGAAAGAATAGCTTGGTTCTGAATATAACCAGGGCAATAGTCAACGCTAATAACGGCGGCAAAAAGACCGAAGCCGCCGAAGACAGTGTTATATCTATGTACTCAAGATCAAAACTAAAGGACGAAAGGCTCCAGTTTCTTAAGTCCGAAGGCGTTTTTGCTTCCATAGAAGAATCTAGAGCTTGGTGGGGCGCCCCAGAGCGTACAGAAGAAGAAAGAAAGGCAGCAATCAAGCAAACTTATGGGTACTTAACAACTGAACAGTTCAATCTTAATCAGGCGGTGGTTGAGAAAGTTGACCAACTCTCAGATAAGAGAGTATTACCAGAAGGTCAGTCGGCCCCCGGGTTTGGCACCATTTATGTTGGAGCAAACAACACTCAAGCCATGCTTAACAAGATGACCGGCTTGATAAACGATGCAATCTTTGGTATCTTTTTAAGTGTAAAGAACGTCCAAGAAAGCACATATGCGTATATGGCTGGAGGCTTGCAAGATGAGTCACAAGCAGACAATGCTATAGCGGCGTCAAACGACATTATCGCAAAAACGAGTGATCTCAAGCCTGCAAAATAAATCAAAAAAGTCCTTGACTTTTCCCCAAAATACATTATAATAGTAGTATAACAATAAAGTGAGGTTTTATGACTACTAAGCTAGAACACGGCCAGATCCTTCGCAACAAGGTTCTGGATGGGGTTAATACCCTTGCCGATTATGTTGCAACAACCCTTGGACCCAAGGG